GTGAAATGGTATGCCATCTCATTAGGTCTGGTTGTACAATTGCCAAAGCTGCAGAGCTTGCCGGACTCCCACATGAAAATTCAATATACAGTTGGAAGCGTAAATCCGAAGATTTCAAAATAAAGATGGCGGAAGCTGAAGCCGATAGGGGTGACAAATTCCGTGACAACATACAAGATATTGCAGATATGCCGATCATTCCTAGTGAGGATATTAAGGGCTATAAGCTGAAGGCCGACCTTTACGAGAAGCTTGCAGGGTGGGACAATAAGGAAAAGTTTGGTACAAAGAGGGTTGAGCAAGCCCATACTGGTGCTTTACAGTTAATTATTAATACAGGTATCGATCGTGGAGATAAAGATGGACCAAAAATTATACGAAGTGAAGAGAACAATAATGGTGAACCTTCCAGTACAGGTGGGGAACAGCAAAGTATACAAGGACATTCCAAAGATTCAGGACCTACAACTGGAGCTGAGTGAATTAACTCAAGAAGAAGCGCATGTCGTTGGGGTAGAAGCATTATGGATCGAGATGAAAACACCAAAGCCAATCACACCGAAGAAGGTAGAGGAAGCTCCGAAGCCGGAAGCACCAAAGCCACAATCGAAAAAGAAAACCAAGAAGAAAGTCGCAAGGCGTGCACCTGCTGCTCAGAACGAAGTATCTAAGTAGATGACTAATGGAGAGGTAAGCCTTGGATACACACCACGAGACGTGCAGGATGAAGCTCACAGACTTCTTCGAAGATTCAATGTCTTGGTCTGGCACAGGCGAACTGGTAAAACAGTCTTCGCAATTGCGGATTCGTTTGACAGAGGACTCAACTGCCCTCATAAACGACCTCAAATCGCGTACATATCGCCAACCTACTCCCAATCGAAAAGAGTTGCGTGGGAATACTTCAAAGACTTTGTCAGACCCATACAGCAGTTTGACAAATCACTGGTAACTATCCATGAGCAAGAACTTAGGATTGATATACAACGTCCTTCTATGGGGGATCATGTACGGTTTATGTTGCTTGGGGCTGACAATCCTGACTCCCTTCGTGGGATTTATCTGGATTGGGCGACGCTTGACGAGTACGCACAATGTAACCCTGAAATCTGGGGAGAGGTTATATACCCTACTCTGTCAGACCGACAGGGAGGTGCTACATTTATTGGAACCCCTAAGGGCCAAAATCATTTCTTTGAGATGTACCAACTCGCCCAGAAAGAAATGAAGGAAAACGGGGATGATTCTATCTGGCACGCCTCATTGTACAAAGCGTCACAGACCGGTATCATCTCAGAAGACGAATTAAAAATTGCTCGGAACACTATGACCGACTCAGAATATAGGCAAGAATATGAATGTGACTTTTCCGCTGCCCTACGCGGATCGTATTATGGTAAGTACTTATCCGACTTGGAGTCGAGCGGAAGAGTTACATCAGTCCCTTATCAACGTCAGTTCCCTGTTGAAACATACTGGGATTTGGGGCTTGATGACTCAACCGCCATCTGGTTTGTACAGCAAGCGGGTAGAGAGCTCCATATTATCGATCATTACGAGAATGCAGGATTTGGCCTCGAACATTACGTTAAAGTCCTCAATGAGAAGGGGTACGTATATAGCGAACATGTCTTACCTCATGACGCAGCGGCTAGAGAACTCGGAACTGGAAAGTCTCGTGAAGAAAGCCTTAGAGGGTTCGGACTTCAAGGACGTACTCGAATATTGCCAAGAGCATCGGTTGAGGATGGGATTCACGCAACAAGGAATATACTTTCAAAATGTTGGTTCGACGAAGATAAAACTAAATCTGGGTATTCGGCACTGAAAAACTACGAACGTAAGTTTGACGCTAAAAGGAAAATATACGACAATAAGCCTAATCACAACTGGACATCTCACTCTGCCGATGCTTTTAGAACAATGGCCATGGGTATCCGTGAAAAGCATGGTATGCTTAACGGTGAAGACTTGAGTAAGTACCGTACTGCTCAGACCAGTTCCAATATTCTAGGATTTTAAAATGGGTTTATTTAAGACTTTAAGGCGTGCAGCGAATTTGGCTAAAGCAATACCTGCTACAGCTAAGATTGCTAAATCAACCGCAGGTTTCTCTAAAGATATGGCCACAGGTAACTTTGCTAACTTACCAAGTAGATTTGGTGAGGTCGGTTCTGCTATTAAAGGTAGTGGGATTAAAGAAGCTGCAGGTAGTGATACTAGTAGGTTTGGTGGAGCTAGATCATTATCAGCACCAGACAAAGACGCTAAGCCAGAAACAGAAGAAGAGAAAAAACGTAGGGCTAGAATGGAAGCGATGTCTAAATTACAAAACCAAAGAAGACTTTCTCCCGGCCGTTCACAGGTTATGAATAAGAGTAGAACTATAAACGTAAGGTCACTCGCAAACAAAACAAGCCTAACAGGATCATAATATGCCAGTAATTACTAATGACTCTAATGATCTAGGTATGCAGGTTGTAAAACGTGCAGAGCAGATTCATTCACAAAATCAAAACTGGACCAGTTACTACGACCAGATCGCTAAATACTACCTACCAAAGAAAGACAACATTTACGGCCAGAACATTGCAGGTACAGTAACTGAAGACTTTCTTTATGATAATACTTCAGTACATGTAAACGAGCTTCTAGCATCAGCGATGCATGGTATGCTTACTAATCCTGCCTCTACATGGTTTGGTTTTGGTACAGGTATCAATGAAGTTGATTCAGATGATGAGGTACAGAAGTGGTTTCAAGAGACTGCTTTCAGACAAACACAGATATTAAATAACTCAAACTTTCAAACTCAAGTACATGAGTACTACATGGATCTAGGTTCATTTGGTACCGGAGTCATGAAGGTTGAAGAAGATAAGCAAGATATTGTACGGTTTGAATCAAGACCAATCTATGAGTATCAGGTAGCTGAGAACAATAGAGGTGTGATTGATACTGTATATAGAACATTCAAATATACATTCAAGCAGATAGTTGAAAAGTTTGGGGAGAAGAACCTAGACGAAGAGACTATCAATATGTTCAAGAAGAATCCTACGGAGATGGTTGAAGTGATTCATGCTATTGAGCCTAGGTCTATTCAGAACATTGATGAGAACATCCCTAAGAGGATGCCTTTCAGATCAGTATACGTTATTAAGAAAACTAAAAAGGTTCTTAAGGAAAGTGGATTCAAAGACAATCCTTATGTAGTTGCCAGGTGGAGTAAAATCTCAGGTGAAGTATTAGGTAGATCACCTGCCATGAAGACTTTATCAGATACTAAGATGTTGAATGCAATGATGAAAGTCACCATTCAAGCAGGACAAATTGCAATTGCACCACCAGTACAAGTTCCTGATGATGGAGTTCTCTTACCAATTAAGATGAACCCATTAGGTGTGAATATGTATCGTGCAGGTTCTAAAGATAGAATCGAGACAATACCTATCAATGCTAGACCTGATATTGGTTTAGAGATGATGGAGAATGTACGTCAGAGAATCAGACAAGGTTTCTTTATTGACCAGTTACAACTGGCAGAAGACAACCCACAAATGACTGCAACCGAAGTACTTCAAAGAACAGAAGAGAAATTAAGGTTGATGTCACCAATTTTAGGTAGACAACAAAACGAATTCTTGGAACCATTGATCTCGAGAGTATTTAGAATGTCATTCGATGCAAATCAGTTCGATGATATGCCTTCTAAGTTACAAGATGCCCTTAAGGGTGACAAAGCTAACTTACAAGTTAAGTACATTTCTCAAATTGCTAAGGCCCAAAGAACTGGTGAAGCTGATAACTTCGGTAGATTTATCCAGATCATTGCTCCTATGATGGAATCACAACCAGAGATGTTGAGAAACATAAATGGGGATGAGCTTGTAAGAAGAATGGCTGAGATAGTTGGAGTGCATCAC